CTTCTGAAAGGAAGCGGCTTGACATTGAGGCCGCCGCCCAAGGCATGACCCGCCAGGAATTGATTCGTGAACGGGTACTAATGGCAACGCCCGAGACCCCGATGTTTAAGGCTGATGTCAAGGCGATCGATCGGGCTGTCCAGGCTGTAAGCCGTCAACATGTCGGACTGCCTCGGCACGCCCTAGAGCCGATCGTCTGCACGGTGATTTGCTCGTTGGTGGCAGACAGTGAAAGAGGTGGCATATCTGATTGACAGGATGGTATGCCATGGCATATCTTTAAGGAGTCAAGGGGATGACCCTCAACACCTCAAACCATGAAATCTTTTGCATTTCTCGTTATCGCCGCCGCTGCTCTTTTCGGTGGCGTCACCAGCGCCGACCTCGCCAAAAAAGGCGACCACACCGCCGCCGCCCTCTTTGCTGGATTCACCGCCGTGGCTGCAGCGTCCACCGTCTGCACCATTGGATCAATCATTGACGAGGCGTAACCAATTGGCGTACTGTCCACGGTCTTGACCATTGGTATGCCATCAGGTTATATTTAGGTCATCGGGAGGCAACGGCGGCCAATGTCCGCCACTCCTGAACCCACGGCGAGAGCCCACCACCTCAACCTCAAACCCATGTTCATCCAACGCAACACCTCATACCTCGGCGGCACCGAGACCGTGTTCCTCAACACCAGCCTCGACGCCAAGGACACCTGGGCAAATGGCATCTACCAAAACAGCCGCTTCGCGCAGTTCCGCTGGGATCCTCAAGACCTCAAGCTTTACATCATCGCCAAGTCTTTCGAGATGCCCAAGTTCCGCAAGTGCTCAGCCAAGACCGAAGACGCAGCCCGCGCCAAGGTCGACGCCTACTTAGCCAAGGCCGCAGCCTGAGCCCTTCGGGGCTTTTTTTATGCCAGGGGGTTGTGCTCTTCTCCCTGGTATGCCACACTGTCAACAACGGGGGACGACCCCACAACTCCTCGCCTCAAATGATCACCTTCACTAGTCAGTCCACCTTTCACTCCGTGACCAGCAACGGCGTCACCCTTGGCAAGCTCTACGTGACCCGCCAGGCCGCAGAAGCCGCCGCCTTGTCCCTTATTAAAGAATGGAACGGTGAGCGCACCTTCGGCGTTAAAACCTGGCAGCAAGAAACCTTCACCGCACACGAGGCGTGAGGGCTTGCGCCCTCCCCTCTTCGATCCACCACACCTCACCCCATGCACAACCTCACCCACCACCTAACCCTCGCCATTCGCTACCGCGACAACACCGGCAGCGCCTGGTCACGCTTCACCACCGCCCAAGAACTCACCGCCAACATCCGCGAACTCTGGGCCGAGAAGGCAACCATCGAAAGCATCGCCCCCGCCTTCCCCGCCTGATCCATGGACTTTCACCACACCAGCCTCAACCACTACGAACAACAGCCCACCTTCTGGGCTGATGAACTCCCGCCTGAGCCGCCCTCTTACCTCTGCGAAGCTCGACGCCGTTCCCTCTTCGATCGCCTCTTAAACCGCCCCGGCGAACTTATATGGGACGAATGGGTTCAAACCGTCGACCATTGGCATGACCTCGAAAAGGAAGCCTTACGCGACGGCCTCACCCTCACCACCGATCCCACGCCTTCGACCTGACCACTGCGCCGGGGAGCCTGATACCTGAGATCCCCATCCCAGGTTGAGAGCTATAAAAAACTCGCAACAGTTGCGGCCTCATCGAAGCCGTGCGAGAAAAGCAGGGGCGGTAGAGGTGCCGTATCGATCCCCCGGCGTTTAAACATCCACCACAACCAACCGATGGACCAACACCTCAGCACTCAAGAACACATCAACAACCTCCGCGCATTTCAAAACTATGAGCGCCGACTCCGTGACGCCTACAAACGAGCCACAACCCCCCAGCCCCAAGATTCGCAACAAAGAGGACGGAACCGTGGTCGTCTCCGTGGGTGAGTACGTCGGCTTCGTTTCTTCTCATCACTTAATCGACGTCAAAGTCAACCAACTCAACAACTATTGGCGCAAAATGCACGCCTCACAAAAAAAGACTGGCTAACCTTTACCCGTCGCCTGTAAGATCCGGGCATGGCTAAAAAGTCAACCAATCAAGAAATCCATGAACGGGTAAACGTCATTTACCAGTTCTTGATCAAATCGTGGTCGCGTTTTGACATCCTTCAATACGCCGCAACTGAGTGGGATTTGTCGAGCCGTCAGACAGATGAATACATCGCACGCGCTCGCAAGTTGATAGAAGAAGACTCAGCCGTTGAGCGCCCACAATGGCTAGCAGCTGCAGTGCGTCGTCTTGCGGAATACGAAAAGCGGGCCGGTAATGACGACCGACAAGTGGCTGTCGCAATCAAAGCACTTGAGACTCAGGCTAAGCTTCTGCGCTTCGATATCTGATGGTTTCCGTCCTTGCGGGCTTGACCGAAGCGGAACCGCTCCTCGCTTTCGCTGAGCCACCGACGCAGGAAGAGACCACCGACCTTCTGCAGCGCATCCGCGAAGACCTGCACCCAGGGCAGCGGGCGTTTGTCGATGATCAGACGACCGACATCCTGGGCCTCTGTGCCGGTTACGGCAGCGGGAAGACGCACGCGCAAGCTGCTAAGGCTGTCTTCCTTGCCTGCGCTAATCAAGGCTTTACCGGCTGCGTAATGGAGCCCACTGGGCCTCTAGTGAGAGATATCTGGCTTAATGATTTCGAGGCCTTCTTGCAGCGGTACTCAGTGCCTTACACCTTCCGAGCGAGTCCACTTCCCGAGGTGATTTTGCACCTACCCGGCGGGGATTCAAAAATCCTCTGCCGGTCCCTAGAAAGCTGGACGAGGATCATCGGTCTTAATCTGGCGTGGGTGTTAGTGGACGAAGTTGATACCGTCCCTACCTCTGTTGCTGATCGAGCCTTTCCCAAAATTCTCGGACGCCTTCGAGCCGGCAACGTCCGGCAGTTCGCAGCGGCCTCCACCCCTGAGGGTTTCCGGTGGATGTGGAACACGTTCGGCACTGAAGAGGCCAAGGAGCGCAAGGACCGCAAGCTAATTAAGATGCGCTCGGCAGATAATCCACATCTCCCGCCGGACTTCATATCGAGGCTCGAGGCTTCATATGATCCGAGTCTTCTCGCCGCGTATCTTCAGGGAGAGTTCACCAATCTGACCACCGGCCAGGTCTACGACCGATTCAGCCGCGAGAAGCACATCTGTCGAGATCTTCCAGATGTCAGCGACGAAATCTTGAGAATCGGGGTGGACTTCAACGTGGGCAACATGTCCGCCACTATTGGCGTGCGTCTGGGTAACTCTTTATTGCTAATTGATGAGGTCAGCGGCTCTCAAGATACGGATGCCCTGGCCCAAGAGATCCGCCGACGCTATCCCGACCGTCGCATCTATGTTTACCCTGATGCGTCAGGTTCAGCGCGTTCGACTACTAATGCCAGCCTTACCGACATCAGCATTCTTGAGTCCTATGGGTTTAGTAACCAATCGCCTCGTTCAAACCCAAGGGTCACTGATAGGGTGGCTTCTCTTCAGGCTCTGTTGGAGAACGGCAAAGGTGAGGTCCGACTACAGGTAGCGGCGCACTGCAAAAGGACGATTGAGTGCTTGGAGCTGCAGAGCTACACCGAGCGGGGTGAGCCGGATAAGGAGGCGGGCTATGACCACATGAATGACGCGCTGGGCTACCTCGTATTCAGAGAGTTTTCGATATTGCATGCCCGTGCTGGTCGAGGCACAGGAATCAGGCTTTACTAAGCTGTGCGCATTAAGTAGGGCGGGACATGTATTCATCATTTGCAGGTGGCCGCCAGCGTGCCTCAAGCGTTGCGCTCGTTAGTGATCCCAACAACGCTTATGTGAACATGGAGCCCCATTGGGAGCTGCTCGAAGCAATCAGTCTGGGTACATTCGGCATCCGTAAAAAACATAGAAAGTATCTACCCCAAGAACCTAGAGAACTTGATGAGAGCTACGATTCTCGTTTAATGCGCTCAACGCTCCCGCCTTTTTTCAGCAGGCTGGAAAGACTTTTGGCCGGTATGTTGACGCGAAAGCCTATTCGGCTGCAAGACGTAAGTGATACCGTTACGGAACAATTATTCGATGTTGATCTTCTCGGGAACAACTTGGACGTGTTTCTGTATGAAGCCGCCCGAAAGATGATTCGGTATGGTCACGTCGGCGTCTTGGTTGATGCACCGGCTGCGGGTGACAACGGCCGACCGTACTGGAGCATTTATTCCCCGCCGGATGTGCTGGGGTGGAGGAGTGAAATTATCGACGGGCAGCAGAAACTTATCCAGTTGCGTTTGTACGAGAAGGTTGTGCAGCCTGATGGCGACTA